CAAATGAAAGAACTCGTCCAGGCGAGCCCTCACCTGACGCAGATGCTGGAGGTGGTCGAGTCCCGGAAGACGATCGCCTGCACGCCCACGAACTCGTTCTGGCGGGTGATCTCGTCTGACGCCGGCCGCCAGGAAGGCCTCAACATCCATTCGCTCTGCTATGACGAGATTCATCAGGCGAAGGATCGGAAATTATGGGGGGCCGTCCGCTACGGCGGCATTTCCCGAGCCCAGAGCCTGATTCTCGCGATCACGACAGCCGGCACCGACCGCGCGAGCGTCTGCTACGAACTCCACGAACACGCCTTGAAGTGCATGGTCGACCCTAACTTCGACCCGCAGTTCTTCGCGTTCGTCGCCGGAGCGACCATCGATGACGACTACCGAGACCCGACCGTCTGGCGGGCGGCCAATCCGTCCTTCGGCGTCACGATGGACGAGGAGAGTTTCAAGGCCGACGTCCTCGACGCCGAGGGCTCGAAGGCGAGGCTGGCCGACTTCCTCAGGTACAGGCTCAACGTTTGGGTGCAGGGCTCGAACAAGTTCGTCGACCTGACCCGCTGGGAGCGGTGCAAGCGGGGCTACGAGCCTCCGGCTCCGTCCCGAGTCTGGCACTGCGGGCTCGACCTCGCCCAGACCTGGGACGTGAACGCGTTCGTGGCCGTCTCGAAGACGATCGACGAGGAGAACGGCGACGAGGTGTTCGACGTCATCTGTCGGTTCTGGATTCCCGAGGACAACGCGGCCCAGCGTCGCGAGGAGGTGCCGTACGTCCTCTGGGCCAGGGATGCCGCCCGGTCGGGCCTGACGCTGACACCGGGCGACACTTGCGACTACGACTTCATCAAGCGAGACATCCTGGCGTTCGCGAAGACGCATCAGGTCGCCAAGATCGCGACCGACCCTCACAACGCGCACCACCTTCAGCAGCAACTTCAGGCCGAGGGCCTCAACGTGTTAGGCTTCTCGCAGACGTTCCAGTCCCTCAATGGCCCTACGAAGTTGATGGACACCCTCATTGCGCAGGGGCGCCTACGGACTTCGGACAATCCGATCCTCAACAGCCACGCCTCGAACTGCGTCGTGCGAACGAACAGTGAGGGGTACATCAAGATTCAGAAGCCGTCGCCCATGAGCCCAGCCAGAGTTGACGGAATGGTCGCCCTCTCGATGGCCCTGGCTCTGGCGAGCGACGCCGACGCCGGCACCAAGATGCCCGATCCGGAGATCATCGTCCTATGAGCGAGGAGCGGGTTCTGTCCGACATTGTCTGGACACCGGAACGTGGGGCCGAGACGCCCGAGATTCGCAGCGTCGCCTGGAACAACTTCCTACTCTCGGACGAGATGTTCCTGGGTCGGTCTCGCACGGCGGCCGAGATTCGCATCACTCCTGACACGGCCCTGGCATCGACGGTGGTGCTGGCTTGCTGCCGGATTTTGGCGGAAACGATCTCAAGTCTTCCGATCAGCGTGATGCGGCGGAAGCCCGGCGGCGGAGCCGAGGTCGCGTCGGACATCCCGCTGCACAAGGTCTTGTCGTTCGCGCCGAACGAGTGGCAGACAAAGTTCGAGTTCTTCGAGCAGATGGTGATGAACCTGACGCTCTGGGGCAACTCGTACAGCCTGATTCGGTCGGGCCGCTACGGAGCGGTGTCGGCTCTCGACAACCTTCACCCCTCGCGGATGGACGTCGAGCGTCTGGAGAACGGGCGACTGCGGTACACCTACACGAATCCCGAGACGGGACGCATGGAGCGGTACACGCAGGATCAGATCATGCACATCCGCTGGACGGCGGAGCCCGATGGCATCAAGGGCATGGTGCCGATCGAGGTGGCCCGCGAGGCGATCGCCCTCGCCAGGGCCTGCGAGATTCACGCGTCGAAATACTGGGCGAACTCGGCCCGCCCAGGCGTGGTTCTTCAGACCGAGAGTTCGCTCTCGCCCGAGGCCGCCGAGCGGCTGCGGGACAACTGGGAGAGATTGCATCGCGGCAGCGACCGCGCTCACCGAACCGCGATCCTCACCAACGGGCTCCGCGTCGAGCAGATCGGCTACAACGCCGAGCAGAGCCAGTTCGAGTCAACACGCCGCTTTCAGTCCGAGGAGATCGCGCGAGTCTACCGGTTGCCTCTGTCGCTTGTGCAAGGCCAGAGCAGCGGCAACATGGAGTCGAGCGGACGAGAGTTCGTCACCTACACGCTGGTTCCGTGGCTGAGTCGGATCGAGGGCGGAATCAGTCGATCGCTGATCTACAACGACGACGTGTTCTTCGCCCAGTTCGACGCGAAGGCCCTGATGCGGGCGGACGGCAACAGCCGCGCGGGCTTCTACTCGACCATGCAGAACCTGGGCATCTACTCGATCAACGACAGCCGCAAGGACGAAGGCCTGCCGCCGATCGAGCATGGAGACAAGCACTTCGTCGCCATGAACATGATTCCGCTGGAGCAGGCCGTGAAGGGGCCGCAGCAGCAAGACCCGATGGCAGCGATGATGGGCGCGGCTGCCGGCGGCCCGCCACCCGAGATGCCCGGCTCCAAGCCGAGTCTGCCCGGAGTCAAGGACGGCCACGCGCCGCCCGAGGCTCCGAAGGGCAACCCGTCCGAGAAGAAGCCAGGGCCGCAGTTTGCCGAGGGAGACATCGTCACCTGGGGCGACGGCAAGATCGGCGAACTCAAGCACGTCATGGATCAAGGCACTCTCGACCTCAAGAGTGGCGAGAAGGTGGAGGTGCAGCCGGGCGAGCCCGTGGCTCTCGTCGTCGATCCCAAGAGCGGCGAAGAGTTTGCAGTCAAGGCGGCCGAACTTCAGCCAGCGAAGAAGGCCGAGGCCGTCGAGCAGCGGAGGCTCTCGCCCCAGAACCAGGCGCTCTACGACGCCCAGGAGGAGATCGTCCAGGACAAGGGCCGCTGGTCGCAGGCGGACTCGCACTACCAGGAGCGAAACCCGTTCGCGTCGCGGGGCATCCTGTGTCGCAACTGCGTCTACTACGAAGAGGGCGGCTCTTGCGAGATCGTCAAGGGCTCGATCCGCCCCGACGCGATCTGCAAACTGTGGATCATCCCCGAGGAGCGGCTCTCGATTCCGGAGCAGCGGGAGAATGAGCCCGAGACCCGCGACGACTGCGGGCGGCAGAAGGGAGGCTTGTTCGGGCCAAAAAATCAGTGCCAGGAAGGTGCCGGGCAGGGCAGCGGCGACGCTTCGCCTGACGACTCCCGCGAGAAGTCTTCGTCACCGGGCGAAGCAGCCGCGACGGCTTTCGCCGGCGCCCCGAAGCCTCCTTCGGTCTCGCCGGTTGACGTGCAGAAACTGCTTGAAAAAATCTCGCAGTCTCCAGACGGATTCACTCTCGATCCGCTGTCTGCCGAGCAGCCGTCTGATGGGGTCATGGTTTCCGAGTTCGCCAATGACTCAAGGAGGTCTGTGAAGATCAGGGCGGGGGAAATAAAGTCTCCGTCGGCGGCCGCCCAACTCGGCCAATGGCTGGCAAACAACAGCGACGTCATCGGATCAGACCCGTCGAGATTCATCGGCGGCTGGAAGACAGGGGACGACTTCTACATTGACATTGCAACTAGGTTCGACGATTCGGATGCCGACAAGGCTCTGGAGGCAGGCCGAAAGGCGGGCCAGTTGGCGGTCTTCAACCTCAAGACTTTCAAGGAGACTTGGGTCAAGTACGAGCCAGACGACGATCGCAAGCCGGCCGACTGGGATGCCGGATTCGCCAGGGCTCGCAAAGACTCGACTGTGAAACAAGTCTACGAGGGCGACTCGACCGACCTACAGGACGAAGACCACGCAGGCGAGTTGGCGAAGCATGGAAAAAAGACAGTTCGTGCGTATGATGGAATGCCGAAGGAGAGCAGATCAGATGGAAGCCGACCAGAAGGTTCAGCGATTCGACATCCCGGCATCCGGCAAGGGGCCGCTGGAGATGTTCCGCGCGATGAGGGCGTACTTCGAGAGGGTCGTCGAGGCCAAGGGGGAGAAACTCGATCCCGCTTGGTACGAGGACGGCCCCGAGGCAATGCCCTGGTTGCACGGCAAGCAAGAGACAGCCTGATCTCCATCGCATCTCGCGCGATGGGCAGCAAGATGCCTCGCGTCGAGGTTCGCGACATCGGCCCTGCGGTCGCGGTCTACGATCACGCGGCCGATGTCCTGCTCGTCTCGCCGGACACGCCGCCCGAGATGCCTGTCGGGTTCGCCTCTCAGGTGAACCCCTACCTCCATGAGGCCGCCCACCGGATTCACGCGTCGGCGAACCCGGCGTCGTACGAGTCCTGCGAGAGCGAGCCGCTGACGGCCGAGCAGCGATCGCTCGCCGAGCGGGAGGTGTCGACGCTCGCCGGCCAGGGGCGACGCGAGTTGGTGGCCGAAGTGCTGGCCGGCATCATGGCAGGCCAGTTGTACGGAGACGACATCTTGTCGCTCGCCAGGGAGGTAGCCGGAAACGAGGTGATTCCGTGATTTTTCGCCCCGAGCAGATCGAGACCAGGGGCTACGCATCGCTTGTCGCCGAAACCCGCGCGTCCGGGTGCCTCCGCGAGTCGAATGGCACGTTCGCTCCGAAGAACGACTGCCAGGACGACGGCAAAGGCGGAGCCCTGCCACCCGCTCCTCGCGATGATTCCTGGAAGCAGAGCAGCAGCAGCGTCTCGCTGACTGGCGAGCAGATGAAAGGCTCGTCGCCCATCTCGGGCGGATCGAAGATCGAGTCCCTGACGATCGCGCAGCCCAAGGCGGTTGCCGCCACAATGAAGCGGCTGGGCATGGCCGACCTCGATTCTGTGGTCACGATCGGCGGAGGCGCTGTTCGCGGTTCGCGAATCGCGGTCAGCGACGCTGACGATGAGGCGTTGACCGTGACGATGACATCTCCGATCGATCCGTCTGGCGAGTCAGGAAAGTTCGCCACCACCCGCGTGATGATCATGGAGGGATTCGGCGAAGGCGAGGTCGTTGTCGACTACTCGGACTTCCACTCGGACGTCCGGATCGCGAACGCAACCGGCACCAGCGGCCTCCGTGTCGCCAGCATTCTCAAGCAGCGGATGCTGGAGTCGCTGATCGAAGCCGACAAGTCTGGCATCGGCAAGGCAGTCGCGATGGCGGTCGGCAGCAAGAGAGACCCGTACGTCAAGGGCTACCGGCTGTGGCCGCAGTTCGGCTTCGACGCCAAAGTTCCCCGAGACTTGATGGCGAAGATTCCAGACGAGGTTCTGCTCCGCGCCGTCGGCGTGGAGATTCCTTCGCAGGGGACGGGCCGGATTCCGCGAGCGGTCGTCATCAAGAACCTCCGCCAGCAAGTGAAGGGCGTGACGATCCAGCAACTGATGCAGTTCCGCGACGGCGAGAACTGGTGGACTGAGAACGGCAGTTCGATGGAGATGTCCCTCAGCCTCAGCGACAAGAACTCGCTGGGATACAAGCGGTTCCAGCAGGAGCAGAAGAAACTGCCCTCGCTCAAGAAGCGGAACGAAGGCCGCTCCTGGTATCCGATCGACGAGATCGAGGCGAGAGACGCCGACTGCGGCCGCGTCGAGGGCGGGCGATTCGGCCCGAAGAACGACTGCCAGGAGGGCGGCAAGGGCGGAGCCGCAGCGACGGCTCGTCCACCATCGCGAGCCAAGCGGGAGTCGTGGCGGAAGTCCGAGGAGGAGAGCATCTTACTGGACTCGAAGGGCCTCGCCGAGAACTCACCCGTCATCGGCGGCGAGCGGCTTCACGAACTGGCGATCAGCAAGCCAAAGAGGGTCGCAGCAGCCCTCGACAGGTTCGGCGTCAAAGACCTCGACACGGCCGTCAAGATCGGCGGCGGCGCCATTCGCGGCGCCGATGTCAGAGTCAGTGCGTTCTATGACGCCGTAAGCGTCATTATCACGTCGCCGGTCGACCCGAACGAAGAAGACAGTGGCAGCGTGGTGACTCAGGTCGACATCGCCAACTACGGCGACGGCCTGGAAGTCAACTATGGAGGACTCAACACGCCAAGCAGCGTCTCTGATGCCGAGAAACTCGAAGCCGGCACAAGTGACAAGACTCGCCTCCGAATCGCGAGCCTCATGCAGGAGCGAATGATCGAGTCGCTCATGGCGGCCGAGAAGGCCAAGGCAGTGAAGGCGACGACGTATGCCGCCGGCATGAAAGACGACCCGATCTATTCGGGCTACCGGCTGTGGCCGCAGTTCGGGTTCGACACGAAGTTAGACCTGTCCGAGTTTCGGGTTCCGCCCGAGATCATCTTGGCCTCGTTCAAGATGGCCGTTCCACCTTCCGCACAGTCCGCTGCTCGGGTTGCAGAGAGACTCACGAAGAAGGGCTACACGCTCCAGCAGTTGATCTCGACCCGAGAAGGCAAGAAGTGGTGGGACGAGAACGGAAGCGGAACAGACATGACTCTCGACCTCAAGGACAAGAAGTCCCTGGGGTACAAGCGGTTCGCGAAACTCAAGAAGATTCTGCCCAGACTCAAGGAGCGAAACGTCGCAGAAGGCCGAAGCCTCCTGGGCTGGCTGATCGAGGAGGTGAGCCGGAGGTCGATGTCGTTGCTCGGTCTGCTTGGAGGTCTGTCAAAGGCCATCGAGCGGCGGGGCGACTGCACCGAGTCTGATCGCAACGAGTCGGGCGAGTTCGGCCCAGGCAACGACTGCCAGGAAGAATCCGGCCAGGGCGGCCCGTCGGTCGCCCAGGAGGCCGCCAAGGCCAACAGCCGAGATGTCGACGTGATGTTCGCCGGGGGGAAGCGAGTCGCCGTGATTGACAAGGAGGCACGCGACCGCGCGATTGCCGACTTCAAGGCGAATCCAGGGAGAACTGGCAGCGCCGCCGGATCGACGACGGACCTCTGGGGCCGTGAGTTTGTTCAACGGGGAGAGGGCAAGCAGAAGAACAAGATCACGTCCACTGACCCAGTCTTTCCGGAAAGCGATCTCCGCCAGAACGGACAGTTCGTCGCCCACGAATCGGTCGGCCAGTACCTGTCGAACAGGCACGAAGAAGAGCGACGCAAGACCGGCGCGGAAGGCCCGGCCGCGATTATCGACACATCGGCCTCCGAGATTCCCGAGGCCCAGATGAAGTATCTCGTTGACTCGCTGACCGAGGACGCGATTCACGCGTACGACGTTCTCGGAGTCGACCCAGGCTTCTACAGCAGCGATCTCCAGGACACGATGCGGCAGATGACTTCCCGTTGGCCCGAGTTTGCTGACGACGAGAACGCCAAGTTCATCTTCACAACCCTGCTCGCCATCACGTCTACAGGCCAAGGCCCGGATGCAAACCTCCGCGACGCCGACGACCTGTATCGAATGTTCCGTGAACACGGAACCGTCGTCCCGACAAACTACGGCGGCGGCGCGAGAGACGTCACGGCGTCGCTGAAGGTCTTCCAGGGACTGCTCGACTCATTCGGCAAAGACCGCACTCGCAGGCTGCTTTCCGGCTACACCACGGCTGGAAAGATCGAGAAGACGTTCGAGAGGCTTGCTGGCAAGTCTGCCCTCGACGAGTGGAGAGCGAGGGCCGGTGCATCGCCCTGGGCTGTGCCGGTCGACAGCAAAGGTAAGCGGAAGGAGATGGTGTCTGGTGAACTGAAGGACGAGATCGTTCCGGTCGCCGCTATCTTCGGCCCGAAGATCGGATCGTTCAACGCGAACCTGTCTGGTCGCCACGACTTCCTGACGATGGACAGATGGCTCATGCGATCTGTCGGCCGGGTGTCAGGCGAACTGGTCACGCGACTCAAGGCCGATGGCGCCCAGGATCGCGCGAAGGTCGCACTGGCAGCCCTTGAAAAGGGCAACTGGAGCAAGAGCAAACTCTTCGGAGTCGACAAGACTCACGGCATCACCAAGGCCGCTCTGATTCGATCCCTCAAGATTCAGGCCCGCACCGGCGTCATCGAAGAGAACGGCGCCGCTTTCATTTGGGCGACGGCCGCCGAGCGGTCGATGGGCAAGGTCAAGCGACCATCCGGTGGTGGCTACGGCAAGCACGAAGACCCAGACATTCACGATCTTCACAACGCCGGCAACTCGATATTCAAGGCATTGATCCTAGAGCAGCAAGACCCCAAGACGGCAACGGCTCGCCGCAACATCCGCGAGGTCTTCCGAAGGGTGCAGGAGGAGATCAAGTCACGGAGCGGCCGGGAAGCGGACATCGACGAGATTCAAGCCGCGCTGTGGCAGTACGAGAAGCGGCTCTGGAAGCACATGGGCGCGAAGACGAACATCACCGAGAACAGCCTGTTCTCGGCTGCGGCAGACGGCGTCACCAGCGGCAAGATCAAGCGAGACAAGCCGTTTACGCCAGCGTCGCGGCGAGACTACCTGGAGCAGCCCGAGGACTTTGGCGACGACGACTTCGACGTCAATCCGTTTGATGCCGAGCAGTCGGCCTGGGAGTCGAACTTCGCCGACCTGGGCATCGACCTCCTCGAAGTCCTCCGGCTGCTCGAAGACGACGTCGAGGAGCGTCGCAACTTCGCCGCGCTCGACTACGGGGTCGAGATTCGCTCCGCCGACTGCGGCCGCCAAGACGGCGGGATGTTCGGAGACGGCAACACCTGCGCTAAGGGCGAAGGCCCCTCGAACAGCAAGGGCGAGTCGCTCCGGGGAGTGCGACGCAAGTCTGACAAGACCCAGACCAAGGTGGCTCGCAAACTCTATCAGATGCGGGTTCCTGAGAAGAACCTGAAGTCGCTCGTCCGCAGCCTGGGCGGCAAGGTGAGCAACACGCTCGTCGAGATCGACTCGACTAGGGGCGACGAAGGGGTGAACGTCTTCGTCCGAGATCGAGAAAACAACGAGACTCACTACGTCCACATCGGCTACTACGGCGCCACGATCTACACGACCGAGACCGTCCCGGCCCAGGAAGTGTCACGAATCCAATCGGTCGCCAAGGAGTTCATGCCCAAGGCGATCGACAATCGCCTCTGGGGCGCCGGCAGTGACTATCCGGTCTACGTCGTCAACAGCCCCGACGAGACGTCGAAGCAGTGGGCTGGCCTGTCCGCCAAGCAGCGACTCAAGAAGGAGCGACGCTCCTCCGACTGCGGTCGCACGGAGGACGGCAAGTTCGGCCCGAAGAATGACTGCCAGGAAGGGGCAGGGCAGGGCGGCAGCGAGACTGAGAAGCCGACGCTGCTTGCCACGAACGAGAACAAGAGTTGGTTCCCGGCCGATGGCACGGAGCCATTCAGCGGCGCGGGCAAGTACAGCAGCGTGTCCACCAGCGGCGGAGCCAGGATCGCTGAGTCGCTCGACGCAATGGGCGTGGAGCCCGGCGAGGCGATCGCCGCCACCGGTGCGCCGGAGCGGGCCGAGGTCACGCTGCGAACGGCGCCCGAGTTCTCCCCGAGCGAGACGTTCTCTGGCGGCGACGCCAAGCCAATCTTCATGGACTTCACTGCGGATGTCGCAGGCATTCGTCGCGGAATGTCCGGCTCCTCTGTTCTTGGCTCCCGCAAGAACGAGGAGACCGGAAAGCAGGAGAAGGTGCTGTACCACAACGTGTTCGAGGTGATGCCAGAGGTAGAGCGTGACGCCACCAAGCGTCACGCTGCCGCCAGGGCCTTCTACCGCACGATGGTCTCCAGCATCGAGAGCGCCCGCAAGTCTGGGATCGCTGAGATCAAGTTCAGTGCCGCCGGCGACGCCGGCGAGCCCTCCGGCTTCCGTGGCTACACGATCTGGCCTCGCATGGGCTTCGACGCCAAGTTGCCAGACCGCATCCGAGCCAAACTCCCAGAGAGCCTCTCCCACGCGACGAGCCTGCTCGATCTTCACTCCACGCGTGAGGGGACGCAGTGGTGGGCCGACAACGGCGAGGACATCGACGTCTCGCTGCGGATCGGTGACCGTTCGAGCCCGCAGAACAAGATTGTCGACCGGTTCATCAAGCACTTCATGCGGAGCCGCCGAGAGATGCCGCTCGGCACCGGCAGCGACTGGCTCTCGCCCGAAGACTTGATCCGGCTCGACGAAATGTGGCAGGAGGTGTGGGACGAGGGTGACCTGGACGACTACGAGTACAACGATGGCAAAGCCTGAGAAATACGCTCACATCGACTTCAAGCCCCCACAGGGAGCCCGCGACGAGGCCGAGAAGTCTCTCGCGTGGCGGCGCGAGTTCGGCCGAGGCGGCACGGCCGTCGGCATCGCGAGAGCCAGAGACTTGGCAAACGGCGTCGAACTCTCGCCCTCGACAGTGCGACGCATGAAGGCGTTCTTTGATCGTCACCAGAAGAACAAGTCCGCGCCTGGTTGGAGCCCAGACGAGGACGGCTTCCCGTCCAACTCCCGAATTGCGTGGGCTATGTGGGGCTCCGACGCGGGCTGGTCGTGGGCCAAGAAGGTCGTCGCCCAGATGAACGCGGCGGACGAGAAGAGCGAGCGAGGCCTGCGGCCGTACGGCTCGACGCACGGCATCCGGCCGAAGGTCTACGTCGTCCACGGAGCCCCTTGCAGCGGCAAGAAGGACTACGTCGCCAAGCACCTGGGCGAGAACGACGTCGTGTTCGACTACGACTCGATCATGGCAGCGGTCTCAGGTCGGCCGATGTACCAGCCGAACGGTCATCTCGTCTCTTATTGTCTGGACATCCGAACCCTTATCCTGAAGAAGGCGATGCAGAAGCCGGAGGTCGACAAGACCTGGATCATCACGACCAAGGTCAGCGACGACATGAAGTCGCAGTTGTCCGACGTCCCGGTGCAGTACGTCCACGTCGACACCCCAAAGGACGAGTGCCTACAGCGTCTGGAGAGTGACGAGCAGCGACAGCCCTTAGCCGAGGAGTTACGCAAAGTGATCGAGGACTACTTCAGCAGCGGCACCGAAGAGCAGCGTCGGGCTCCCCTGGCCCAGCCTGGAGTCGAGCGACGATACATCGGCAACTTCAGCAGCACGGAGCGGCTCGACCCGGAACTGCTTCGCATCGAGAAGCGGGCCGACCCTGAGACCGGGAAGCCTCGCACCTACATTGTCGGCTACGCGGCCCGCTTCCACAGTGATAGTTTGCTCTTGGGGGATTTCGTCGAGCAGATTGACCCAGGCGCGTTCGAGATCGTGACGAACCGCCAGGACGCCGACGGCAAGCCGCTGGAGACTCGCTGTCTCTTCAACCACGACCCGAATCACCTCCTGGGCCGGTTCCCGACGACGATGCGAATGGTCGTCGACGACAAGGGGCTGCGGTACGAGTGCCTGCTCCCCGAGACTCGCAGTGATCTCGAAGAATTGATCGCTCGCGGCGACCTCAAGGGCTCAAGTTTCAGTTTCGTCGTGGCCGAGGGCGGCGAGCGGTGGACAACCGAGAACGGCCAGTCGCGGCGAATCGTCACGAAGGTGAAGTCGATTCTGGATTGCGGCCCCGTGACCTACCCGGCGTACAGCGATTCCAGCGTGTCGGTCGCGAAGCGGAGTTACGAGCAGTTCGCAGGCAAGCCGCAGAAGCCTGCCGTCGAGAAGCGAAAGCAGCGGCTCGACTCGCTCGCCAAGCGGGCCGAGGTTCTTCGCGCTCGCATCACAGCAGAGGCGTTTCTCGCGGAGAGACGAGACTGCGGCCGAGAAGCCGGCGGAAGGTTCGGCGCAAACAACAACTGCGCCGCCGACGACGGCGGCTCAAACATCTCTGGAGGCGGAGGTTCGCGCCCACCAGTCAAGACCCTCGAACAGCAGAGGCTTGAGGCCGCTGGCACTTGGGATGATCGCATCGACCCATTTGTTGGGGCTCCGTACGACGGCGGCGACCACGGGGGGTTCCTTCCCGACCTCACGCGAGAGGTTACGGTCCCAGGAACGAACACGAAGACAAAGATCAATGTTGACGACCCAGACCAAGTCGCGCAATTCATCACCCTTTCCGCAAAGGCCGCCGGCGTATCCGTGCCGGAGTTTATGAAGAGCAAGCGGTTCGGCGGAACACTGGAGAGAGTGACACCCGATGACAAGGTGAAGTTGTTCGGCGGCACTCGTCAGCAGTACACGCCCCGCAGGACAGGCGGGTGGGGAAACAAGGAGGACGATCAGACAGCGAAACGGATTGGGTCACTGCTTCGCGCTGCAAATATCAAGGGGGCTACGCTTGCCTCCGCAGTCCGCGAATACGCAAAAAAGAATGGCCGCAACCCGAAGGACGAAATGTACTCCGGTCTGGTGACCTTCAACGGAGACCCTAGGGAGTTCATGCAATGGGCCAGGAAGAGGCTCGACAGTTACTTCGCAGACGGCAAAAGAAGTCTTGCTTCCCCCCCTAAACTGTCGCGTCGCGACTGCGGCCGTGGCGAGGACGGCAGGTTCGGCTCCGGCAACAAGTGCCAGGAAGACGAAGGCACTGGCAGCGACAAGCCGGCGGGCGATGGCAAGAGGAGCCCGTCCAACTACGATCGCTTGACGTCGTCTCCGAAGAAGTCGGCTTTCCAGGGCAAGGCAGCGACTGACTACTCGGCTCCATCGCCGAAGGCGAAGAAGTCTGGAGACGAGTACACGGCCAAGCCCTCCGACGACGAGGATTTTCTTGGCCGCAAGACCGCAGCGGGCGAAGACGTTCTGGGACGGAAGCCGAGAAAGACCGGCGACGAGCCCACGAAGGTTGCAGGCGACGGCAAGAAGAAGCCTCCCTACATGGAGTGGAAGAAGGGCGACGACAAGAAAGCCCAGGAGTTCGTCGACAAGGCGAGGACGGATCAACTGGCTCGCGGCGGCAAGTCTGGCGGCAAGTCTGACGACGGCTCAGGCGTGCAGACCTGGAGCAAGGGCGACGCCTACCCGTGGACGGCGAAGCAAGTCGGCGACAGCAGCAAGGGCGGCTACGTCCAGGGGCAGCATCCCGACGGCACGAAGACGAAGAAGTACGAGTTCCCGGCCGGCAGCGATGGCTCTGACGCGTACCGTCAGGCCGAAGACGAGATCAAGGCCCAGAAGAAGAAGCGAGGCGAGCGGTCTCTCTCGGAGACGGCCGCCGAACTTCGCGCCTTCCTGGAAGCGAGACGATGAGCGTCGAGTCCAGGATCGCATCCCTCCGGGCGTTTGTTGAGGCCCGCGACCGGCAGTTGACTCTGTCGTTCTCGGACTGCGGAGACGACGACCGCCAAGGAGGCGGCCGATTCGGCCCCGGCAACGACTGCGCGGGCGGCGGTGGCGCAGGTGCAGAGAGCAGCAGCGACGCTCCGTACGAGCGAACGGGGTTTCCTCCGAGTTTTAGCGGCAGCGAGCCCTGGGATCGCCCAGCCGGCGGCGCCTCATCGCTGAATGTCAACAACCCAGGACTCGCAAGGTCGATCGCGTCCGATCTTGGCATCGGCGGAATCAATCACCTCCTGACTGTCGGAGCCGCAACCGCGAAGGGCTCCGATGTCGCGATCGAAGCCACCGATACGGTGAGGTGGACTTCCAACGGCGACAAGAGGTTTCGCAGAGTTCGGATTGACTCCTATTCGCCTGTCGAAGGCACCGGCGGCGGCCAAGCCACCACCGAAGTGTCGCTGAGAGAGTTGGAGGGACAGGAGCCCTACGTCTACTACGACTACTTCCAGGTCGACCAGAAGGTCAGAGATCAGATTCGACTAGAGAAGGCGCAGTCCGGAGCGGGAATGTCACCAACCGAGCGACGAGTCAGCGCGGCCTTGATTGGTCAGATGCTGGAGTCGCTCGCCGCTGCGGATGATGCTGGCATCAAGATCGCCAAGACCTCCGCCGCTGGCAGCCCCAACGATTCAATCTTCGCGGGCTACCGGCTGTGGGGCCGATTTGGCTTCGACGGAAATGTCGAAGGCGAGATTCTCGGCAAGTTCTTGCAAGACATCAGCAAGAGCGACCAGGGACTCTTGCCGCCCGGTGAGGCATCGAGAGTTCTCTCCTCCGGAGAGGTGACCCTCCAGCAGGTTCTTTCGACGAAGGCGGGGGAACGGTGGTGGTCGCAGAACGGCGACGGCATGGACATGAAACTGGACTTCAGCAAGAAAGACTCGCTCGGCTACAAGCGATTCCGCGACTTCCTCGACAAGCACCGCCGCGCGAAGAAGCGAGGCGAAGGCCGAGACTACCTGGACTTCATCGATTTCGTTCGCCGCTCGCACCTGGGCGTCGACCTCGATTCGTGGCCGGGCTTCGCCAGGGCGGAGCGACGCAACTGCGGCACCGGCTCCGGCGGGTTCCAGAAGGGAAACACTTGCGCAGGGCAGGCAGTGGCTGACGTCGCCGCCGGTGCGGCCAAGGGAGCCGTGATCGGCGCGGCCGGCGCGGTCGGCAAGACCGGCGGATTCCCTCCCGCAGTCGCCGCCGGCGCGGCCACAGGCGCGGCCGTCGGTGCGGTCAAGGGGCTCTACGACAACCGGATGCGACCCACGCGAGCCGGCAAGGCGATCAAGGAGATCGGCAGTAGCGACGAGAAGGTCGCGTCGCTCGTCAAGGGACTCGGCGGCAGCCCGAAGTCCGTCGCCGAGGCCGACGGCAAGAACGCCGTGACCATTCAGATCAAGGACGAGGACGGCTCCAAGTCTTTCAGCGTCCGGATGACCAAGTCGAAGGTCACGATCAGCCCCGCCAAGGGCAAGGGCGACATGACTCGGCGAGAGATCGACAAAATCAAGCGAATCGCCGAGGAAAACTCGCCCAAGAGCGTCGAGATTGTGGTCAACGCCGTGCCGACCTCGACGCTGTCGAGGCTCGTCAAGGCCGGCGCTACGCTCGCCGTGGACGCCGCTGGAGCCCTGGTCGCCGCGTTCGTTGTTCCGACGTTGCCGGCGATCGCCGGAACCGCCATCGAGGCGGCGACTGGGATCGAGATCGAGAAGACCAAGGTGGCCCAGAAGGCCGGGGAAGTCCTGCTCGGAAACCTCCCCAAGCCCAGGAGAACGTAGCCAGCATGGCCCAGGCCGGCGATCGGTGTTCATCGTGCGTCACGGGAAGGCTCACCACTCGCACCTCCAAGAAGGTGGGGCCTCAACAGGTTCGCTATCTGCGGTGCAACTGCTGCGGAGCCCAGGGGCGGTCAGTCGTCTCTGCCGATCGGTCGTGGAGGCGAGCCGTCGCCCCGCCTGGAAAAGTTGTGTGACACAACTTTTTCTTCTTCCGCGCTACTTTCAGTCGGTTGCATGACTTGGCTAGGGTGAAGTCTGTCAGTCGCACTCGCGGCTCGTCCAACACACCCGCAGCAAGGAATGCGAATCAACATGGAAGCCAACTCCAAGGTCAAGTCTCTGCTCGACGAACTCGCCGCCGTGTTGGCCGAGATGGGCGCCATGCAGGACGAGGAGATGGTTGCCGAGAGGGGCAGCGGCGAGATGATGCCCGAGGACGAGAAGGAAGAGGCTCGCGGGGACTACCCGGCCGGCGACGACGAGGACGAGGAGGAGGTCGAGGAGGCCTCGGCCAAGAAGCGGATGTCCCCCGTCGGCGAGGACGAGGAGGTTGAGGACGCTGAGGTTTCCGACGAGGACAAGGAGAAGAAACTCCGTTGCCTCTGCTCTCGCGCCGAGAAACTCCGCGACAAGATCAAGTTTTACGAGGGCGTCGCCGCGAAGGAACTCGAACTTCGGGCCGTTCTCGACAAGTCCACCCCCGCTGGTGATGCGGGCTTCCGTCCCTCTGCCAAGGAGACCCGATCCGTGTCGATCTACCACAACCTTCCCGGCGCTGGCCGGCTGAAGAACTTCCGTGGGCCGAACGCCGAAGAGCGGGCCTACCGTGCCGGTCAGTATTACCGGGCCACGCTGCTCGGCGACAAGAACGCGGCCCGCTGGTGTGCCGACCACGGCATCGAGGCTCGCGCTCAGGTCGAGGGCGTGAACTCGAAGGGCGGCATCTTTTTGCAGGATGAGATTCTCAACGAGATCATCGTCCTGGTCGAGCAGTACGGTGCCTTTCCTGCCAACGCCCGCAACATCCAGATGAAGTCGGACACCCTCATCATTCCTCGGCGGGTTGGCGGCCTCCAGGCCTATTTTGTCGGGGAAAATACTCAGGTGGGAGAAAGCGACGCGGCCTGGGATCGGGTGCAGTTGGTCTGCAAGAAGGCGGCCTGTGCCAATCGGATTTCTTCGGAGTTGCTCGAAGACTCTGTCATTGGGCTTGCCGATTATCTGACAGGCGAGGTGAGCCGCAGCATCGCGGAACTCGTCGACGCCGTCGGGTTTGTTGGCACGGGGATTGGCGATCACGGCGGAATGATCGGTGTCTGCACGAAGATTGCCGACGGCACCCACAACGCCAGCATCGTGACGGCCGCCACGGGCAACACTTCGGCCCTGACCCTCGACGTCGATGACCTCATCGCCGCTGCGGGCCGGCTGCCGCTGTACGCGAGGGCCAATGCTCGATGGTTCGTGAATCCCGCCGTGTTCGCCGCGAGCGTTCAGCGGCTCGGTCTGGTGAACAACGTGGGCCTCTCCGGTGGCAACACCGCTGCGACCCTCGCGGCTCCGACCGAACTGCGTCTGCTCGGTTCGCCGGTGGTCTTCGTTCACACCATGTCGAGCAAGGTCGACGCCGACCCCAGCGTGGTCAAGTTGCTCTACGGCGACCTGTCGCTGTCGAGCATCTACGCGACTCGGCGTGGCGTGACGATCAAGACCAGCGAAGACCGCTACCTGGAACAGGACGCTACTTTGATGGTCGCCACGACGAGGTTCGATTGCGTTACGCACGACTGCGGCGACTCTGTCAAGGCCGGGCCGATCGTGGCTCTTCGGACTGCTGCCACCTGAGTTGTGCGGACACAGTAACAAAACCCATCCCCTGAACCCCTGACTGGAGAATCTCAACAGTGAATCATCTCGAAGCCACCAAGACGGTTGTCAAGATCGCCAGCGTCGCAGTGGACGGCGGCTCGTTCAGCCATGAGATCGACACCTACGGCGCTGACTACGTCTCCGTCGACGTCTGCTACTCGACGTTTACGGCGACCTCGTCGGCGTACGCGACGAGCCTCAAGGTGCAGCACAGCGACACCAGCGGCTCGGGCCAGCAGGACGTCCCCGGCCTGACGGTGACTCCGGTCGCCGGACGGACGACCGGCAATCACGTCTGCCGGCTGAACGTGGACATGCGGGGCAAGAAGCGTTACCTGACGGTCGTTGGCAACCCTGCCAAGCCCGCCACGGTCGCTTCGGTGGCCCGCCTCGGCAAGGTCGAGGACGAGCCCTACGACGCTACCAGCGCCGGCGTCAGCAACTACGTCAGCGGCTGAGACAAATCTCAGGCGGGGCCAAGGACGGCTTCGACCACGGAGGGTTTTAGTCGGGCAAGGATGCCCAAGCCGTCTCTCTTTACACACAGAGGCTTGGGATGCGAGTTGTTGTTGGCAACGTAGAGCATGAAGTCAAGATCGTTGGCGTGATCAGCGCGCCACGGTTGGGCTTCATGGACAACTTCTACTGTTCAGTGCAGGCGTTCTCTCAGTTTGGCATCCCGATCACCAAGGGTACGGGGGCCTTCTGGGATCAGACGATTTACCGTCTGCTCTCGGAGCAGTGCCGCGAAGAGACTGGAAATCAGTTCATCATCACGATGGACTACGATTCCGTGTACGAACCGGACTGCGTGTCGCGGCTCGTCTCCGCAGCCCTGATCTCGGGCTACGACGCGGTGGCTCCGCTCCAGACGAAGCGGGACGACCAGCGGCTCCTGTTCACGCCCAAGGGCATGGCAGGCAATTGTGGCACCGTCACGCTGCCGAACGAGTGGTGGGAGCAGCCCGTCCAGCCCGCCGACAGCGCCCACTTCGGCCTGACGGTGATCCGCTGCTCGGCCCTTCGTCGCCTGCCGAAGCCTTGGTTCCTCGGCGTCCCGAACGAAGAAGGCGGCTGGGAAGACTTGCCGGAAGGCAAGCGGGCAAGAGTTGACCCTGACATGGCTTTCTGGGCTCAGTGGCGAGAGTGCGGCAACACTCTGGCGGTCTGCCCCCAGGTCGCGATCGGCCACGCGGAACTGGTCATCACATGGCCCGACCAGCGGCTGCAAGCGATTCACCAGTACCCGAACCACTACTGGCAAAGCGGCGGGCGGAGGCCACCGGAGGCCTGGGGATCGCCTGAACACGCGTCGAGATCGGAGATGCCAGCGACATGAAGGTGCAACTGAAGAAAGACTGGAACTTCCACAAGGCCGGAGACGTCGTCGACGTGTTCGAGCCGACGGGGAAGAACTGGATCGCCAGCGGGATTGCCGACCCCGTCATTGAAGTCGAGCGGCGAGACATCGAGGTCGAGGCGGCCGACAGCCCGCTGCCTGAGCAGGCCGAGCGAGCGGTTCGCCGTCACCAAGCGAGGCGACGTTGACCTACTACGAGTTGGTGAGTCGAGCGAACCTCAAGTATCGCTCCATCCGCCGAATCGTCGAGCCTGTGACGGAGCCGGTGTCCCTGGCTGAGGCCAAGGCGCACCTGGGCATCGACTCGACGTTCACGGACGACGACCTGTACGTCCAGTCGCTGATCTCGGCAGCCAGACATCACGTCGAGACCGTGTCCGACCGGACGCTGGTGCGTTCGCAGTGGCAACTCAAACTTGACCTCTTTCCGTCCTGGGACATCGAACTCCCCAGGCCGCCGATCGCCCCAGGCGACGTCGTCGTGACCTACGTTCCGTCGGCTCGCCCGAATGCCGTGGAGTCGTACACGGCGTTTCGCGTCGATCGCGACTCCACGCCGGCTGTGATCCGCCCCGAGTGGAATGGGTCGTGGCCTTCAGCGAGAGGAGCAGAGAACGACATCACGATCACATACTGGGCCGGCTACGGCGAGTCAGGCACCAGCACTCCTCCGCCGGCCCGCCACTGCATATTGATGCTCGCGGCCCACTGGTTCGCCCAGCGAGAGGCGGTCATCCAGGGAGGCATGAACCCCGTCCCGATGGCAGTCGAACTGCTCCTCGGCGCGATCAACTGGGGGCAGTACCGATGACGCTGCGGGCCGGAGACTTGCGAGAGTCGGTCGTGATCGAGTCTCCGGTCGAGCAGACGAACGCATACGGCGAGTCGACGCTGACGTGGTCGCCGCTAACGCGTCGCCGCGCTGCGATTCGCGGGCTTCGTACGGACGAACTGATGCGGGCTCAGGGAGCCTACACCGTCGCCACGCATGAGGTGGAGTTCCGGTATGTCCCCGAACTCACGGCCTCGATGCGGCTCGTCTGGGAGAGCCGCACTCCGCCCCGGATTTTCGACATCGTGTCGGTAACAGAGCAGGACAACCGCTTCTCGCAGCGGCTCGTCTGCAAGGAGCAAGTCGCGTGATTTCGGCCAAACTCGTCGGCCTTGATGACGTGATCGAGAAGGTCAGGTCGCTGCCGTCCACAATCGGCGTCGAGTCCGCATTCGGCGACGCCGGCCGACGCCTGGAGGCGATCCTCCGCGAGCGAACTCCGCCCGGCTACAACCGCAAGTTGCCTGACTCGGTGGTCTTCGAGCAGACAGACGACGGCTTCACGGTCGGATACGAGACCGGCGTCGAAACAGCCGGCAGCGACAGCGTGACGAGGCCCCGCACGTCTGGCCGCTCCGTGGTCGCCAGGAAGCGACGCTGGGTCGGGGCGGAGGAACTGGAGACCATCCTGGAAGAGACGGTCGACGAGAGTGCCGACGAGATCGGCAGCGTAATCGAGCGGAGCATCGCCAATGGCCTTTCCTGAGAAGTGGCTTCGCTCCAGGCTCGACGCGGCGACGACGGCCGGCATCCATCCGGTTCTCGCCCCCCAGAATGCGTCGCTGCCCCTGGTCGTCTATCGCCGAAACGGAACCCGTCGCGAGCGGGACATGCGGGGCAACGTGGGCAGGCCAGTGGCGACGTTCTCGGTCTCGGTGGTCTCGGCCACCTACTCGGAGGCCAAGCAGATCGCCGACGACATTCGTGTCGGAGTCGACAACTTTACGGGTGCTTCCGACGGGGTGACAATCGTAAATACGGCCCTCGTTTCCGAGGCGGACAACATGGAACGTCCGCTAGAGGGGCAGGCCAAGCCGCTCTACCGAGTCGACCAGATTTACGAAGTCAGATTTCACGAAAGCGTCCAGGGAGGGGCGTAAAACATGGCTTACGAATCCGCACAGGGGATGACGTTCAAGTTCTCTGGCAAGGAATTCTTGCTCACTTCGGTCTCCTTCAACAAGAAGGTCTCCGAGACCGACGTCTCCACGCTCCAGACCAAACACGGCGAGTTCCGGACGTATCGCCCGGCTCCGCTCCGCGACGGCGACGAACTCTCGATCGAGTTTTACGGGATGGAGTTTCCGCAGATGACCGCCACTGGAGCCCTCGTTTTCACGATGGACAACAGCGGCACCAACTCGGCCCTGGTCGCGGCGCTTCCCACCGTTGCGCTCTGCACGTCCTGCTCGCTCCAGGCCGCCGCCGGCGACCTGATCAAGGGCTCGGCGACGATGCGGATCACGCAGTCCTGAAAGACGCATGAATCCCGTCAGCGGACACGGAACAACCTGCACCTGGGGAACTGCGACGTTTCTGCTGACATCGGTGTCGGTGCAGTCCGGGTCGGGCGGCGGAAACGAGATCGACATGACGTCGATGTCGTCGATGACGAGAGTCGATCCGGACAACACAGGCAAGCGACTGGTAAAGCGAGACATCGACTCCGCCTTCGATGGCGAAGGAGACGTCTCGCTGTCCATTGATTTCTTCCTTGAGCCGTGGATGGTGACGTCGAAGACCACGTCTGCCGTTGGGCTCAAGAAGCAACTCAGGTTGATATTTCCTGCGAACGATCGAGGACTTGGAGAGGGGTTCAAGATCGAAAGCAAGGCGGTGCTGACGCAGATGAGTCTCGGCGTCGGCGTCGGAGAGTTCGTGAGCGGTAGCGCCACGTTCAGGTTGTCCGGAGACTAGAACCCCCGAGGTAGTTATGGCCCTCTCCAAGAGCGCGATTCTGGCGGCGGACGATAAGAAGATGGTCGACCACGAAGTCCCCGAGTGGGGAGGGTCGGTCAAGTTGCGGGTGATGACCGGCACTGAGCGTGATCGCTTCGAGTCCGAGTTCGTCGGCGGCAACAAGAGCGTCGAGATGGTGCGGGCGAAACTTGTCGCCAAGTGCCTGTGCGACGACGAAGGCAAGCGGCTGTTCACGGAGCAGGAGATTCCTGAACTGGGCGAGAAGAGCGCGGCCGTTCTCGACCGTCTGTTCGCCGAGTGCATGAAGTTGAACCGCTTCAGCAAGAGCGACGTCGACGACCTCGCAAAAAACTCCTAGACCGCCCTCGCCGGCTGTTCGAGTTCAGGCTCGCGCTGGCGCTTGGGCGGTCTCACGCCGAACTTCTGAGTACGGTCGACGCGGCCGAACTCGCAGAGTGGGAGGCGTTCTGGACAATAGAACCTTGGGGAGATGAGTGGCGTCAGACCGCTCGTCTCGCGACAGTCCTATGTACGGCATGGGGCTCTCAGAAACTCAAGGAAGAGATGCTCATGCCCAGTCACCGGAAGCGAGAGCAGACTCCCGAGGAGATGTTCGCGGAGTTGCGCAAACTGGCCGCCGCCACGGGGCTCCGCCACCAACCGGGCGGAGGCTGACGCATGGCTACGATCGGCAGCATCTCGGTAGCGTTCGAGGCCAATCTCAGCAACCTAAAGTCTGGCGTTGAGGACGTCCTCGACCTCTTCGACGACATTTCCGAGTCGCTCGAAGACCTGAACGAGAAACTCGACGGCGTCGCCGAGAAGAAGATCAAGATCAAGGCGGAGACTGACACCAAGGCGGTGCAGTCCGCCAAGAAGGAGGTCGAAGACCTGGAGTCCAAGGTCGAGAAGTCTTCGCCCGCCATCAAGGTGACCGCAGACACGTCGGCTCTGGCAAGTCTTGGGAGTGACTTCGCCGGCGAGGTGACGTCGCAGTTGCAGGGCTACGGAGAGACGATCCAGGCTCTTGGAAAATCTGCCGGCGCATCGGTCAAGTCAATCGCGTCTGCGGCCACCGCTGCCGGCGACGTCCTGGACGGAACGTCGACGTCACTCAGCGGAATCGTTGTCGCGGCGAGCCGTGCCGAGAAAGCCTTCGGCGACTGGGAGGGGGTCGCCGCCTCGGCGGCGGCCGCGACCGGAAGTTTCCTCGCCTACGCCGGTGGAGCCAGGACAGTCCTGGCGGCATTCGGAGGAAACGTGGCATCCGCCGTTCGCGTGGTCGCATCACTGGGCGCGGCGACCGCCGTCGCGGCAGCCGGCGTCGCGGCTTACGCGGGCATCATGGCAATCGCGAGGGTTGCCACGTCCGGCCTGAGCGAAGAGGCTCGCGCAGCCGTTCTTGGCTGGACGTCACTCGCCACGGCTTCGACGGTTGCGGCAGTGGGAGTTGCGGCCGGAAACTCCGCCTTCGCAGCGATCTATGACTCTCTGTCCAGGTCGTCGTCGTCGGCCGAGTTCTTCTCCAGCGTCATGGCGAAGGCTGGCTCAACAGCCGCCAGCGCCGCCGGATCGATCGCCGCCAACCTTGGTCGAATCGCCACGTCGTTCGGCCTCATCGCGGTCGCTTCCGGCAAGTACCAAAAGTCGATGGATGCTCTCGGCGGGCAAGCCGAAAGCGTCAGGAACATGGCCGAGCGGTTCGGCACGACAGCCGACCAGATTCAGGTCTTGTCGTTTGCGGCCGAGAGCGCCGGCGTCAGCATGGGGCAGTTGGCAAAGGCGCAGCAGGCGTTCTACATGAACGTCGGCAAGGTCAAGATCGGACAACTGAACACCGAGTCGATCAAGGAGGCGAAGTTCTCCTTCGACAGACTTGGCATCTCGGTCGAAGACTTGCGGAACCAGAGGCCCGAGGAGGTGTTCCGGCTTGTCGCCGAGAGGCTCGACGGAGTTCAGGACGCATCCGACCGTGCGGCAATCGCGTTCGACCTCTTTGGCAAGCAGGCCAGCAACATCCTGCCTGCCCTGCGTGGCCTGAAAGAGGCAGCCAGCGACGCTGCCCGCCTCGGCACGGTCACCAGCAGCATCGACTTCTCGATGTTCGAGAACGTCGACCAGTCCTTCGACCGGCTGAGGCAGGCGAGCAGCAATCTCGCGCAGACCATGCTGGTCTCGTTCGCACCGCTTCAGACGGGCTGGAACAACCTGATGGCCGATCTACAGGGCGGCCTTGTCGCAGCCATCGGGCCGATCAAGACGCTCATGGCCTCCGCGACGGCGCCGCTCCAGGTGTTCATGGAGGTGACCGGAAGGCTTGTCAACATACTTCTCCGCGCGGTCGGCGTCGTCGTGAAGTTCTTCACAGCGATGTCCAACGCAGCAGCGTTACTTCCGGCCTGGAACGCACTCGGCGACGCGATCAAGTCGTTCCTCGGATTCATCGAGCAGGCACTCTCGTACGCGGAGCGGGTGGCGTCTGCGTTCGCCGACGAGATGACGCCGTCGATCGACAAGTCGGCGTCGGCTTTTGACAAACTTGTTTTCGCTGCGAAGACGTTCGGAGCCGTGATTCTCTCGGCCGGCATCGCGTCGGCGGTCATGCAGTCGTTCGGCATCGCAGCCGGAGCCGCGCTTGCCAAGTTCGCGGCCGGGCTGCTCACGATCAACTTCGCGGCGGTGTTCAGCGGGATCATCGGATTCCTCAAACTGATCACGATTGACGTCACGGCGACGGCGATTCGCTGGGTCGCGAGCATGACGCTTATGGGAGTCGGCGCAATCGCCAACTTCGTGACGCCGTTCATCGGGGCCGTGGCTTCGATTATCACAGGCAACGCAGCGATCGCAACCTCCGCGACGTTGACCGGGTACGCGATGGCGGCCGCGTGGATCATCGGCACGCTTGGTATCGCCGCCATCGTCGTCGCGATCATTGCGGTCATCCAGAACTTCGACAAACTCTACGCCTACTTCGCAGACTTCGGAAACAACATCGGCAGTCTCCTGACTTTCGAGGGTCTTGCTGATGCCGCCTCCGCCGTAGCCGAGGCGATCAAGAACGCGTTCCTGTCGGTGTTCAACTACATCACTGGATTCTTTGGCAACATCATCCAGGGGATCATCAAGCGACTCAACGGCATCAAGACTCCAGAGAAGATCGCTGCCGCGCAGTCGAGCGTCTCTGACGTGGTTGCGTCGAGGCAGGGCCAGCAGCAGGCACAGTCCCAGGCCGCAATCGCTGCCGCGACTGCCATTGGACGGCCGACGGCTGGCCTGGAGGCTCCCACGGAGGACATCGACGCCCTGTCGACGGGAATTCAGACCGCCCGCGAAGACATGATGGGCCTGTCGCTGGAGGCGGCGAAGTTTGGCGAGTCTGGACGCAAGGCTTTCCTCGCCGCCAGGGCTGACTTCGATCAACTTCAGCAGCAACTCGCTGACAACACGCTCGAAACAGGTGTGATTGTTGACGCGAACGGGATCGAACGAGCCGAGACCGCACTGGAAGCGTTCGAGAGACGCTCGCAGGAGATCAAGGGCCGGCTGCGGGAGAACCTCAGTCTGGCGGACGTCATCTCTCCGGAGCAGTTGCAGCAGTCGGCTGAGGACATGCGGAAGGCCGTTGACGACGCGTTCGCCCAGACTCGCGCCTCGATGCGGGGCCAAGACCTCGGCAGCGACTTGTCGACGAATCGGTTCTTCCCGACGTCCGACGAGGTGAAAGCGCAGGCCGAGCAGTTTGCGATGGCCTACCAGGAACAGTTGGTTCAGATCGAGAAGGCCCTCCAGGCCGGCGAGTTTGGCAAGGGCCGCAGCGCGTTGCGAGCCGCGCAGCAGGCCAAGGAGCAAGCGAAGGCTGACTTCGACCGCAACGCCGGCAAGATCGAAGCCGACATCTCGTTCGCCAACGAGATCAGGAAGGCGCTTGAAGAGGCATTCCTGAGTCCGCTCCAGAAGTACGAGAATCGCCTCAAGAGCATTCAGAACAACAAGTCTCTGACTGCCCAGGAGAAGTCACTCGCGACCGTGGCAGAGCAGAAGCAGATGGTCGAGTCGACGTTCGGAAAGTCGGCTGGTCAGTCGCTGCGGGAGCGTGAGGAGATGTTCACCAAGGCTACGGCCCGCGACCAGTATGGCCGCACGGCGTTCATGTCGTCAGAGGGCAACCGCGCTGCCGGCGACGCCCGCGCTTCGGCCGAGCGAACGAAACTGGACATCGAGACCAGGAAGGCCGCCGGCCTCGACGCGACTGCGTTCCAGCAACTCAAGGCAGGTGCCGACAACATCGCAGACGTGTTTGGCGTCACGGGCCTGAGCATGGAAGAGATTCAGAAGAAACTCACCCCATCGCAGTTCGCCGAGTACCAGGAGGCCCTCAAGAAGAACACCGATGCCGCCAAGGCCTCTGTCGGCGTCGAGCAAACCGGCGCCCAGAAGGTCGCAGAAAGCCGCGCAAAACTTGACAAGGCGTTGTCAGACGGCGTGATCACGGCGCAGGATCGAGACAAGGCTCTCAAGCAGCAACGCGATGAACTCTTGTCGTCGCTGGGCATTTCCAAGTCTCCAGCCGAGGACTTCGAGGACGCCGTCGCGAAGATCAAGGAGAACGCATCGGAACTGAGTTCTGATGAGATTGCCAAGGGACTGAAGGCAGCCAAGGACAAACTCTTGGAGTCGCTTGGCATCGCCAAGTCGCCGGCCCAACAGGCCAGCGAGGCCCTGGACAAACTCAGCGAGGCCTTCCGCAAGGGCCAAATCAGCGCCGACGAACTCGCGAAGGGTACGGTGCAGGCCAAGAACGCACTGCTTCAGTCGCTCGGAATCCCACTCGACCCCGTCGTTCAACTCGGCCAGCGGATGAACGACCTCCGCGAGGCGTTCGCGAGGGGCCAGATCACGCAGGAAGAGTTCACAAGGGGCCAGGAGGAGGCTCGACGCGCGATGCTCCCAGGCGGTGAAGACGAGTCGCCGGTGAAGAAGTTCCAGCGAGACATGGATGCGGTCAATCGCGCAGCCCAGGACGGCCTGATTGACCAGGATGACGCCGGCCGTCGGCGAGACACGCTCCGCGCAGAGTTGCAGGAGGGCCTGCGGCCAGCGCTCGACAACCTTCAGCAGGATCGCCGCCAAGTCGGAGCCTCAGACGTCCGCTCAAAGGGTGGCGTGGATACGTTCTTCCGGATTCTTCAGGGCCGAGACAACCCGAGCCTCAAGGCTCAGTTGGAGATCGCCCGCAACACCCGCATCCTGGCCGAGGCCCAGAACGAGCCCGAGGCCGTGGACGTGATCGCGCAACTCTCAGCGAGGTAGTTCGCCATGCCAGAGCCAAATCCAGTCGGGCCGCCGTGGGACGTCGGCCTTCCGGGCATCCTAGATTGTCGCGAGATGTATCGAGGCCGTTCGCGGACTGCGAACCTGGAGGGCGTGCCGCAGTACGTTCGCGTCTTTCTGGTGCGGACAGAAGTCATCAATCCGAATATGTCGTGCGTCGCGGCTGCTCCGGGGATTTCTTGGAGAGACCCGTATCCCGACGACCCAAACGCCGTGCTGGTCGAATCCGGCACAAGCCAGGACGGCGAAAGCCCGTTTCACTATAAGGTCACCTACAACTACCGGCACCTCGACGAGTCCGACAAGATTCCGTGGCGTCGCCCTTCCCAGTACACGTTCTCGGGCTCGCTCACTTCGGCTCCCGCCTTCTGGCACTACTCCGGCGGAGACAACAACAACACCGAGACCAAGGTCATCATCAACACGGCTGGCGACCCGCTCTCGGGACTCGACCGCGACGAGTCCGAGTTCAATGTCACGATCCAGTACAACCAGAAGCCGCCATTCGACTACGCCAAGGCGCAGTTGTACGTCGGTGCGATCAACTCCGACACCTGGAGCGGAGGCGCACCGAAGACCTGGAAGTGTCAGAGCGTCTCTGCGTCTCGCAAGTTCGAGGTGATTCCGGCCCTGACTCCGGACGCACCGCCGGTCAAGACGTACTTCTTCGACACGACGATCACCTTGGCCTACAGGGCGTCGAAATGGGACTTGCAGACTTGGGACGTCGGCTTCAATGAGTTGGTCGCCGGAAAGCGGCGAAAGATTCTCGCCGGCTCTGAGCCCGTGAGCGAGCCAGCGGCACTGAGCAGGGGAGTCGCCAAGACTCCAGGCCAGCCGCCTGATCTTCTGACGTTCCGTCTGTATCGAATGCTGCCGTTCGTCGGGACGTTCGAGCCGATTCCGAATCAGGCCTTCGTTGGCTACCCATACAACCTCTAGGAGGCTCCGGTGTCCGGGCAGCCAAGCAACAAGAGCGAGCAACTCGTCCGCTTCCGCGTTCGAGACGCGCAGCGGATCAACAATGCGGTGCTGGCTTTCGAGTCGTCCCGACGAGGTCGAACCTCCAGCACTCTTCCCAGAGCCCCCGGCGGCGGCGGCGGCGGCATCGAAGAGGTGCGTTTCGTCGGCGCGTGGCCGAAAGATACGGTCAAGCAAGTCTTCTACGCGTCGGACACGACCAACACGTCGACGGCAGCCGCGATGAACTTTCTCTGCTCGATCCTCCCAGACCCAGCCTATCGCATCGCCCTGGTGGCCCCGTCTGGCACCACGCTGGTGCTGGTGAACTCGCAGTGCTGAGGTTGAGTGATGTCGTTCTGGCCCCTGTGCTGCAAGCCTCCGCAGGCCAACACGATTGGCCGTGGCATTCCGAGACAGTTTCCGGACGGATACAACCCCGAGTTTCCCGCCGGGCGGCCTCGGCATTCCGAGGCTCTGCACCCCGCTGGGGCTAGGTCTGGTCGAGTCGTGACTAGCCCAGTCAAGTTCAAGTCCGTCTGCGGCGCAGCCGGCGTGTCTGAGGACGGAAAGTTGTATGTATGGGGCGGTGCAGCATTTGAGGCTGCTGCATATCGCAAATCGAGTGTCGCAACGAGAATCGTCGACCGGAGTATGAGATACTCTGTCACCGATACGTTGCTCTGGAGCGACGGCCTGGAGCCCCTTTCCTCGCTGCTCCAGGTCGGCGACGACGCCGACTGGAAGTTCGTGGCGTCTCCCCCCGCCGCCAGCGTACCGACCGTGATCGGCAGTCAAGCGACCGTGTCCCAAAGCGCGATCATCGCAGTAAAGACGGACGGGTCGATGTGGACACTGGGCGACTGGCAGTCCGGTGTCGACTGCGACTGGAGTTCGGGCGGTACGTTCTCTGGCAGTATCGCATCTCCGTCACCGGCAGCGTGGCGAGCGAAACTGAACTCACCGATCTCAAGTTTACGAACTGACTTTTCACTTGACCAACCACGATTCCTGCCAGTTTGGTTTACCGAAACGCCCCGGTCTTCCGTAAGCATTCAGAAGTTGCGACTCCGCCTCAGGCGATCGGGGTACGTCGATAACTATGATATCTCTGTTGCCACCGGCGAGCCCGGCAGCGGCGCTACGGTTCGATCCGAATATCGCGCGAAGATCGACGACGGCTGTATTCTCTCGGCAACGATCTCGTCCGGAGGCTCCGGGTACACGCCGAGCAGCGAACCAACGGTGACGGTGACGGGACATGAAGGCACAGGATCAGGTGCCGTCATCAAGGCAAGGGTCGGCGCAACAGGCGCCGTAGAGTCCGTCGTCATTCTCGATCCAGGAGAGGGCTACCGTCACCCGGTCACGGCCACGGTGACTGGGAATGCGACGATCTCCATCGCAGAGCCCAAGCGAGTGCGGGTCATCAGCGAAGGGACTGGATACACCTCTGTTCCGACGGTCAACGTAGCACCAGCGGCTGGAGATCAGTCCGCTGACGCACAGCCCAACGCCGCGTACATCGAAGTCTCTGAGATGTCTCGCTGCGGAGTTGGAGGACTTGAGGTCACCAGCGGAGGCTCCGGGTACACGTTCGCCACTGCGGTCGAGACGCGAACAGGCGCAACAGCAACGGCGGTCGTCAGCCCAGCAGGGGCGATCATTGATTGGACACTGAACTCGCCTGGGTCTCCCGTCTATTCGCCGCTCGACGATGAGCCGCTTGACGTGGAGGTCACCGGCGACGGAGAGGGAGCCAGTGCCAGGGCCATTCCGGCCGGGTCGAGAGTCCTTGAGGTCAAGGTGATCTCGAACCCCGAAGTGTGGACGCTGCCGCCGACGTTGTCGTTTGCCGGAGGCGGAGGCAGCGAGGCGGCAGCGGTGGTCGATGGAATCATCGGGCGGCTTTCGTTGTCTGTAGATGAAGGGGGAAGCGGCTACACAAAGTCGGCGACAAGATTTGCGATGGCGACGGGCGCATACACCACTGAACGGTCGCAGTATTTTCCCTGCGCTGTTGTCGCAGCGTCGGGTGCGGTTGGCGGCCGTCGATTCGACGGGGGCGTGATTGTCGGCGAGGCCATTCTCGCCCCAAGCGAGATCGTCAGCGTCGATGAAGACGCGGCGGATTACATCAATCCGCACAGGAATCCATACAGGACTCCGACAGAAAGTACGGAACTCATTATTGAACCGGCCGAGATGCTCAAGCGACACCGACTGGCGATGTCGGGGCTTACGGCAGCATCCGGAGGTGTCGTTCATCCATTCGAGGAGACAATTTTCCTCGGCCCCTACTCTCCGCAGTTTGAGGACAGCGAAAGCGGCAGGCAGCAGTTTGTCGACTACGTCTCGGAGTGCATCAGGGCCTACCTTCTCGGGCCAAACCATGAGCGACACCCGCTTGAGGTCACCGTCGATTCGAGATATGTAGCCAAGGTTTCGCTCGCTGCCTCGCTGTCAATGCCTCAGCCGCCGGCCTTGTGCATCGAGGTTCTGGCAAGGCCGCACAAGTATTGGCCCTTGGCTGCACAAAACGTCGGCTTTGCTGGTGCAGGCAGCGGAGTCGGCTGCTACGTCCCTGAGATTTTCGGGGCCGAAGAGGCCGATGGATCGCAGTCTTGGTGGGCGGATGGACGTCGGGACAACGACCTCCTCAACACGTCTGTGCCGTTCTTCGTCGGCGGTGAGGTTGCGGTCACGGGCGTCGGCGAGTCGAAGCGGGTCTATCAGTCTGTCGACGGAGTCCTGCGTGAGCATTCGGTCAGCCACAGGTCAGCCCCGAGCCCCCTCCCGGACGGAACGCCGACGCCGACCATTTCAGGCGCACAGCAGTACCGTGGCCCCGTTCGCGAGAACGTACTTGCCGACCCATCTCCCAGTTGGTCGAAGCCATCAGATGCGCAGCGCGTTCACTTTATCTATCCGACCGGAGGGGACTTTTCAGCCAGGGCGATCGCCGAGGTTGTGTACGACGAGACGTTACGGCATCCAGTCGTCGGGCCTGTTACGGTCGCCGAGAACGGGAAGTACGACGAAGAACCAGAGGCACTTGTGTACTTTGGCGGAGACCCTGCACCGCATAACTCTGGACTGACTGCTTGCACGTCGGCAGGGTTCGGCTTGAATGGTGATGCTTTTGCATACGCAGGCGGGCAACTCTTGTGGTGGGGCAACTCTGCGGCGATTGCTGACAACGCATCGCTGCCAGCAAGATTCCAGGACGATCCGACGGACATGACTGATGCCGCCGCTGTGTACAGACGCAGGCTCAGAGACATCGCGAGGGCTCGGCCAGGAGTCACCGCAAAGCCGACACCAACAGGCGGCCATCTCCGCTTTGCGGTCTCGGGAGACCTCGCCTTCGATGCGTTCGGTGGGGTGGCATTTATGAGAGCCCCGAGGCCTTCTTACGGAAACAAGGTCGCATCGCTCAGTCACGTCTTTGCCTCTCAGGAGACAAGGGGAGTTTACGCGCTCAAGGCCGGGACTCAGGACAGTGATGCCGCACTCTTGCGATACAGGCCGCGAGCCCTCCGTTTGATGGATCACGGAGTGGGGTATGCCGGGAGCGTTACGGTGGACTACCGGGGGCCGGGCCTCTCGCCGCACACACTGTCGCTCACCGCCAGCGTTGTCGGGCATGGAATCGTTCACGTCGGCGAGAACGGGCTCCTGCGAGACTCATCGGGGCGGTGGCGAGTGCCGGAGGCGGGGGCATACTCAGAGGCAACCCGAAGCGTCACGGGATGGTGGAGCCCCGCGGCGCCGCCAGAGTGGAATCCAACGACCATCGACGAGCGGACTGTTACCGTGGTGGATGTCGAACGGTCGGACTGCGGAATAAGCGCCTCCACCCGCATTGCGCAGAGATACACGGCCGTTGACGGCGATCGAGTAGAGCAACGGAACTTCATTGCCGTCGTGCGGACGCCAGGGTCAGGAGGCAGCACAGGAATACTGAGCGTCTCCGGCCCGAGGCTGTCGCTCTCCGCTAGAGGCGAACCGGTTCCGGGAGGAGTCCGGAACGAGTTCTCTGTCAGTAGAACTCTATCTAACGGCAGCATCGAAGCGCCGATGTCGTCTCGCGGAGGTATCCGCACTCCGGTGTACATCAGCCTCGTCAGCGACACGCCCCCCACAGCCAGCGTAACTAACGGGCAAGGCGTCGTTGTTGAGGTATTCGAGTCTCCTGAACTCCGGTTCACGCCGTTTTCGCTGTGGTGCCTCGACAGTCTCAGCGAGACAGTCGAGCCCTCTCCAGCGATCGTCGAGCAGCGCGGGCTTCTCTCGCGTCCATATTTCGCGGGCGTAGCCGTCGCTCCGGACGGAACCCTGCGAAGCGTGCGGGACAGGCTGTCGTTTACTCCCGAGGCGTTTGCGTCATTTCAGGCAGTGACGCGAGTAACGGCGGTCGCCCCCGAAAACATTCCACTGCCGTACTACGACGAGGGCGATGCGACTCACGTCTGTCGCGACGTTGGCGGCAGGCTCTGGGCAGTTCGCTCTGAGGATTTGGGCTGGAACTTAGTCGGGACTGGCCCGTTTCTGCGAGGGCTCGCGATCTCGGAGCCCTCAACCCCGCGAGTTGTGGCTCCGATCGCGATCGCCGCGACCGACACCGGCGAGGGCTACGACTATCCGCCGTCTGTGACGACAAGCAAACCCAGCGGCGTCGCCTCAGGCACGGTGACCATCGATGGCAAGGTCGTCGGCATCGCTGTCGTCGACGGCGGGTCTGGATACGAGACGCCTCCAACTGTCGTCGGCGCTGCCGCGCAGACGACGATCGCCGGGGGTGTGTGGAGGATCGACGTCACGGCAGGCGGCACTGGATACCGACACCCTCCGCGAGTTCGATTCTCGTCTCCAGGGCTGCCGGCCGAGGCGATCTCGCGGATCGACGACAATGGGCGAGTGACGTCCGTCGAGGTCACGTCTGGCGGAATGTACCACCAGCAGCCGCCGCTTGTTTCGTTTGAGGCAGTCTTTGACGTCGAGAGCATCGCCGTCTCGTCAGGCGGCAACGGTTACTCCGAAGCACCCAGCGTTACCGTCGTCGGGGGCGGCGGCAGCGGGGCATCCGCGACGGCTACGATCTCATGCTCCGTTTCCGAGATCATCATGCTCTCGCAGGGCTCTGGATACATCACGACGCCGACCGTCGAGATCACCGGAGGCGGCGGATCGGGGGCGGCAGCGAGGGCCGTCCTCGACTCAGGCTCTGGCCGGATCGTTCGCATCGAGGTCACAAGCGGCGGGACGGGCTACACGTCGCGGCCAACCGTTCGCGTGATCAGCACCGGCTCCGGAGGCGGCTCTGATGCAGTGGCTGAGATCGAGGGCTTCGTTTCCTCCATCGAACTGACATCCAGAGGAGATGGCTACGAGTCTCCCCCAAGAGTCATCATCACGGGAGGCGGCGGACTCGGTGCGGCCGGCACAGCCAGCATCGCGGCTGTCGGTTCCGGGGCGGCAGCCACTGCGAGGATCAATGGGTCAGTGGTCGCAGTGGACGTCACGAATCCTGGAGGCAACCTCCAGAAGCCTCCTGCGGTTTCGTGCGATCACGTCTCGCAGCCCGTGGAAGGGCTCGCTCGCAGCAACGCGATCATCAAGGCTGTGATCCTTGGCCGACCCACCAGCGTCTCTGTTACCGATCAGGGCAGCGACTACTACCCGCCGTTTTTTTCGCAGCAAGCGTCGCCGGCAGGCGACGGGCTCAGGACTCCGTCCAGTCCAGTTCGCAGGCCGATCGTGTTCGGCAAGGGGTCGTTTTTCTTCTCATCGCCTCTGTCGAGTGACTGGTCGACAAATATCGTTGGGCCTGTTGGGCCGCTGCCCAAGAGCAAGTTGCCGACATATCGCGGGTTTGCCTATCGCACCGCTATCCACGATTGGCTCAACACATTTCCGCTACTCGGAATCGCGGAGGTTGTTGGGGCGAGCGCAGGCTCCGGGGGGGCAATCGGCGAAGTCTTGCTGCCCAAGGTCGTCACACGACTTCGGGTGCAGACTCCGGGAAGTGGGTATGTGCCACACACGCTGATTCCCATAGTGTTTCGCGGTGGTGGGACGAAGGATGACAGGTTTCGTCTGCTCGTCGACAACGATCAGACTCGCCTGGGCGGAGTTATGCCGCCAAGAGAAGGAGACATCGTCGCGTACGCCTACTCTGGCAGCAGCGGCGAAATCATCGGAGTAGTTCAGCGAGCAGTCAATGCAGAGTTTCAAGCACCGATGGGCTTGCCGGCCGGCGTCGCCGCGTACACCTCGCCTCCGCAGTTCGAGATCGACTCCACAGGTGTTCAGGGCAGCGGCGCGACCCTGACGGCAGAACTCGATCATCCGCTGGAGTGCTACTACGCGCCCCAGGTCATCTTCGACGGCGACCACGAAGTGGAGGCCGACACGGCACTGACGTTGGCCGGAGTGGCCGTAGAGGGCGACGGACAACTTCCTTCTGTGTGCCTGCGAGGGCCGGAGCATGAGTTCTGGTCGCGGCGAATGAATAAGTCGTCGTTGAATCGCAGCAAACTCTTTCTGCGAAACTGGATCAGCGGATTCGACTCAGCCGCATCCTTGCCGCAGGACGTTCGTCTCGATGTCGTCGGAAGCGTCGTTGGATTCTCTCCGTTCGTCGGGCGGCAGGAGTGGCCCGAGGAGGATCAAGACTTCTTCGATGCTCCGGCCGGATTCTTCTCGACCGCGCCGACGATGACCATCGAGGACGAAGACGGCACCGGAGCGTCGATCACGACAGCGTCGCTGCCGGCCAGCGGCGCGATCTCGGTGAAGTGGATCGGCGACGCCGTACTCTCGCGAGGCGGGTCTGAGTACGCGTTGAGCGCGAGGCTCCGCCTTCGAGGCGGCAGGCCGCTGGCCTGGGACAACCCTGCCACTGCGACCGCCCAGGTGAGGCAAGGCCGAGTCTCGGCCGTGACGATCCAAAACGGTGGCAAGGGCTACACGCGTCCGCCACTTGTGTTCATCGTCGGCGACGGAGAAGGCGCGACGGCGGAGATTCCTCAGAAGGCGATCAACCCCGAGACCGGCACGATCTCGTCGATTCGCATCCTGAGCCGTGGCAGCGGCTACACGTCGGCGACCGTCGTGATCGTCGACCGCGAGACCGTGGCCGAGGAGAGCGAGGCTGTCGCGGCCATGTGCGAGTTCATTGACAGCCGCTACTCCGTAGCGCTGGAGAACTGCACCCTGCGGCGAGCCTTCATTCCTCCGGAGCGTCGCCGACGACGAACGACCGTGTCCGTGCGAAACGTCCTCGACGCCGTTGAACTGGGGCCGAGCGACTCCGTGCCGGCGGACTTTCCCGACGAAATCAAGCACGAACTCTACGCCGCCGGCTACCGGCTCCACGGAGCCTTCCTCTCGGACGGCTACGTCGAGTACGTTCGCCTGGAGCATCACTTCGGCCAAGCGTCGCCGGCCTCGCCGACGGTGACGATCACACCCAACAGCGACGTGGCCCCCACGCGACCAGCGACCGCCGTGGCGAAAGTCCCCCTGATCGACAACGTGTTCAGCAGTACGGCCGCCAACGTCACCGCCGGCGGCCCCGAAGACTTCCCGTGGACGCAGTTCGACTAGGTGCCGTCATGGAAGATCACAAGTTCACGATCAACGACCAGAAATGGCTCTGGAGGTACTCGTCACTCAAAGGCTCGGCCGAGGGCTGGACGGAGTTCGCTACCCGCAAGGTCTTGATCCACGAAAAACTCAAGGGCAGGGCGAGACTTGAGTGCGAAATTCACGAAGGCCTTCACGCAAGTCTCGGCCCCGCCATCTCAGAGTCGGCAATTACTTCTGCCGCCGCAGACATCGCTCGGATTCTCCACTCGCTCGGATACAGGCGCTTGCCCCCGGAATCGTTGTCTGGATAATGCAACCACGTTATCCCACGCAATGGAGTGCATCTATGTCTGCGATTGAGGGCGGCCACGTCTCGAACATTGACGATGCGAACGAGGTGATCCGCCGGATTGTCGAAGAGCGAAACGCAGCGAGGCGGGCCGCTGCTCCCGAGTCGCCAGCGCAAGAGAACCCCAAGGACATCGTGGGTTCGTCGAAACTTCCGCTGCACCTCTGGCCGACGACGGCCTCAGCGATGGGCAGCGTGGCTCTGCTCAACGGCGCTCTCAAGTACGGCCGCAGCAACTGGAGGAGCATCGGAGTCCGCGCTTCCATCTACGTCGACGCCTGCCAGCGTCACCTCGCGGCGTGGTTCGAGGGCGAGCAGCAGGACGAGGAAGGTGTGCCTCACCTGGGCGCGGCGCTCGCGTGTCTGGCGATCCTCGTCGACTGCGACGCGGCCGGAAAACTGATCGATGATCGACAGTTTCCGGGAGGTCATCGCGAACTCATGGACTCGCTCACGCCGATCGTGGCGAGGCTCCAGGAACTTCACGCCGGCAAGAGCCCGAAGCACTACGACATCGGAGACGTCGCGTGACCATCTACGTCGCGGGGCCGATGACCGGCCTGCCGTTGTTCAACTTCCCGGCGTTCGACAGGGCGGCCGAGACGCTCGCCGGGCAGGGACACACCGTCCTCAATCCGGCCCAGATGGATCGCGACGTCGGCTTCGATCCCTTGTCGACACCGGTGGACAATGCGTTCCTGCGGGACGCGCTCCGGCGAGACCTGTCGGCGATCTGCGACGCCGACGCGATCGCGATGCTGCCTGGGTGGGAGAGGTCTGGCGGGGCTCGAATCGAGTGGATGCTCGCGGCCCACCTGGGCCTGGAGATCATCTATCTGTCTGAAAACTCACAGGCATAGTGCCTGAAAACCCACACGCGTAGCGAAAACCCTCCCGCTGAGTCCTTGCCCCCCCAACTGGGCGGTGGTAGGATTCCGACATGATCAGCGACGCAAGCGGATGGGTGTCGATTCGCGACCGGCTGCCTGCCGAGGGCGTCGAGGTTCTCCTCTTCGTCTCGCCAGAGGGCCTGATCGTCATCGGCTCCCTGGAGACGAGCGAAGGTGAGCGGCACTGGGAGTCCGATAGCGACGAGGTGGCTGCCTCGCCGCTGTCGGCTGTGTCCCACTGGATGCCGCTGCCTCCGGCTCCGTTGCTCTAGCCGCTACCCCAAGTCTGGCAGAACGTCACACGGGCGAGGCCCGGTGTCGATGTAGCGAGGATCGAGGTACGCCTTGGTGATCCGAGGCGACGAGTGATCCAAGAGTGCGGTCGGGTCTCCGCCGGCCGCGCAGTAGTGCGTCGCCGCGCTCCGTCGCAACTGGTGGAACTTGCATCGCTTGTTGCCGCCCAGGCCAGCCCTGTCGATCAGTTTGCCGAACCGGTTCCAGAGATAGCATTTCGCGCTCGGCCACGCGAAGAGCATCGGGCTCTCGCCGGTCGACGCGAGGACGTCGAGCAGATCGCACGTCTCGGCGGTGAACGAGTAGAGTTTGTCCCGCTTGCCGCCTTTGCGGTACTCGGCCCGAACGAGCAGGCGAGGACGAGTGTAGTCGCCTTTGCGGCAGGCCAGGATCGCACCCACTCGTTCCGCGCTCTGCCAAAGCACCTGGATCATCGCGCTCCAGAACACTCTCGCTGGGACGTCGCCGACCTTGCCCGGCGAGACCTTCGCGTGTGTGATCAGCCGCTTCAACTCGTCGATGCTCCAGGCCTGCGGCACTCGAACCGGCAGCGGCGTCGGCGGAATGCACGGCCGCTCGTCGAGGAGTCTGCGATCGCAGGCGCACCGCCAGAGCGAGCAGAGTTGGTTCCGCTCCTTCTCGGAGGTGAACGGACTGCGGACACTGGCACGATGCTCCAGGAAGCGAGACACCTCCAGGTCAGTCAGGTCGGCCAGTGTTGCTGGGCGACCAAGGAACTTGTCGAACTGGTGGATCGTGTTCTCGTACAGCCGTGCCGTGTTTGGGCTGCGGCCCCGCAACCTCAGGGGGCGATACACCTGTCGGAAGAAATCAGAGAGAACCATCGCAACCACTCCTACGGGCGAGCCGCTGTTAGGGGGAGTATGCGATTCCATTCGGGGTCTGCCCACTCATCGTGAGTGGGTGGTGATAAAAAAACGCGCTTTAGACGTTCAGCCTGCGACGATCATGCGGGACATTCGTCCCGCGCAATCTGCGCAAGCCTTGCCGCCAGGGATTCGGCCGCAGCGACGGCTCGCCACTGCTTGTCGCGGTCGCAGTTCGCAATGAACGCGTCGACGGCTTCTTGCAGGACATAGAGTTCATCGATGTGGTCGAGGTTGATGGTCATGGTGACTCCTCCGTGAGTATCGATCGCAGCGAATCCGTAACCGCTTGCTGCCCGGAGGGATTGTCGTCCCCGCCATTCCACAGTTCAAGGCCCCTCTCGCGGGGGGCCTTGATTTGTGCTGTGTAGTCTGGAGACGATACCCCCTACTTGGAGGATAAACCTATGAAAGCCCCGATCTCCGTTCAGGAAGCCGCCACCCGGCTCGGCATCAGCACCGTAGCGGCGATGAAACGCATCCGCCGGGGGACACTCCTGGCCCTGCCCCTGTCGAGCAAGGGCTTCATGGTCTCGCAGGAGTCCGTCGCGGGCCAGCCGGTCTCGGCCGCCGAGTTCGGTCGGCTCTGTGGCCGGTACGTCTCGGTGCCGGAAGCCTGCGAGATCGTCTGCGTCACCGACGGCATGGTGATCCGGATGCTCAACGACGGCCGACTCAAGGGCTTCCGCCTCAACGACAACGCCTGGGCGGTCGATCGTCGCAGCGCGGAGGAGAACATCCGCGAGTACATGAGGTCGCCCTACGCCAACGGCGGCCGCCCGCGTGACCTGTCGCGCAATCATCGGCCCGCGAAGCGGACGACGGGACGCCGTCGCGTGAAAAAAACGTCTTGACTCCCGTTCGCGTGTCCGTACATTCGGGCCATGCACTTGCCGTGGCGACGATCATCGTCCGACGCACCTCCGCCGCAGGGCGAGGCGGTCGATCATCCGTCGCACTACAACGCTCACCCGAAGGGCATCGAGTGCATCGACGTGATCGAAGACTGGCCGTTCAATCTCGCGACGGCCTGCAAGTATTTGTGGCGGTGCGATCACAAGGGCAAGGATGTCGAAGACCTCCGCAAGGCGGTCTGGTACATCGAGCGAGAGATCAGCAGGAGACAGTCTCAGCATGGATGAGACCTCCGAGACGAGCCCCGAGGGGCTCCCCGAGGCAATCGGGCGAATGATCGGCGTGGCCCTGGTGGCCGTCGTGGCCTCGCTCGTCGGCTCGCTGCTTCTGTCGCTCGCCTGGAATCACGGGCCTGCCCAACTCTTCGATCTCCCGCCGGCGACCTGGGCCGAGTCGCTGGCCTGCCTCGTCTCGATCTTCATCCTGTCCGCACCCGTGCGGTTCGTCAGGGTGAAGCACGTCGAGTGACACGGAGCGACCGTCATGCCGCGACCTAGCCAAGACCGCCGCCAGACGTGCGGTTCCTGCTACTACTGGGAGTTGCACCGCGACACAATCGCTGGCCCCAGCGTCGGCCAGTGCCGCATCTCACCGCCGGCGTACTCCGACGCCGACTGCGTGGGCATCGAGCCGACGGCCTGCTTCCCGCAGACGTTCGAGAGTGACTGGTGCGGCGAGTTCAAGCGTGGAACTCCGTTCGAGCGAGACCCAGACTAGGGAGACTTGATCGCATGGATGCGACCGTAGCAGCAGGCGTGTTCGTGGTCGCGTTCACGGCGGCGAGTTGCCCGCCGTGCGAGACATTCAAGCAGTCGCTCGCCGCCGGTGAGATCGACTCGCCGGTGCAGATCGTCGTGGTCGACGTCGCCGAGAGGCCCGACCTCGCGAAGCGGTGTGGAGTGCGTTCGACGCCGACCTTCGTCGCGATCGAGAACGAGCGGCAAGTCTCGCGGCTCGTCGGCTTCACTGGCTCAGGCCGGCTGCGGGAGTGGCTCGCCAAACTGCGTCGCGAGCCGTAGCAAAAAAACGCTTGCGGTGGGTTGGGTTCTCCATACAATCCGCTGCGGCTCGCGTAGCGATGGCGACGGCTACTTCATGGCAGAAAACGCCGTGGCTGACTGTTCTCGCGAGCCACCGACCGGCGCCGTAGCGAAGAGAGCGGCTACTTCACTATCACGCAGGACGCCGCACTCGCCTGTTCTCGGCGCCGGTCTTCTTTCATCACCAGGAGATCGGCGACATGAAGGTCAACTCTCGCCCGCGACGCCTCTCGCCCGCTCGCTCGACGTCCCTGGAGACGCTGCGACGCACCGTCATGTCGTGTCTCCTCTGGGAGGACGAGTTCTACGAGGACGGCGAGCAGATCGCTGACCGGATTCGGACGCTCTGCGACGACGTCTCGCCTGAGGAGATCGCCTCGCTCGCGATCGAGGCCCGCACCACGCACCACCTCCGCCACGTCTCGCTGCTTCTCGCCCGCGAGGTGATCCGTCGCGGGCAGGGCCGCATGGTCGCCGACACGATCGAGCGAGTCATCCAGCGGGCCGACGAACTCGCCGAGTTGGTCGCGATCTACTGGCAGGACGGCCGGCGGCCGCTCACGAACCAGATGAAGCGGGGCCTCGCTCGCGCGTTTGGCAAGTTCAACGCGTACTCGCTGGCGAAGTACAACCGCGACGGTGCGGTGCGGCTGCGAGACGTGCTGTTCCTCTGCCACGCGAAGCCGGTGGACGAGACGCAGGCCGCACTCTGGGCAAGTCTCGCCGCCGGCACCCTCGCGTCACCCGACACCTGGGAGGTCTCGCTCAGTCGCGGCGACGACAAGCGGGCGACGTTCGAGCGTCTGCTCCGCGAGGGCGGGCTCGGCTACCTCGCGTTGCTCCGCAACCTCCGCAACATGACCGAGGCCGGCGTCGATCCGCTGCTCATCAAGACCGCGATCCTGTCGCGGCGAGGCGCCGAGCGAGTGCTGCCGTTCCGCTACGTCGCGGCGGCTCGGGCCGTGCCAGCCCTGGAGCCGACGCTCGACATCTCGCTCCTCGCCTCGCTGGCGACGATGCCCACGCTCGGTGGTCACACGATCGTCCTGGTCGACGTCTCCGGCTCGATGCACTCGCCGCTCTCTCGCCGCTCTGACCTGACGCGGGCTGACGCGGCGGCGGCCCTGGCGTCGATCATCCCCTGCGAAGACTTGCGAGTCTTCACGTTCTCCGACTCGCTGGTCGAGGTGCCGCCGCGACGGGGCATGGCCGGCATCGACACCGTGCTGGGGTCGCAGCCTCAAGGCGGGACGCTCCTGGGGCGGGCCGTCGAGGCGATCAACGGCAAGCCGCACGACCGGCTGATCGTGATCAGCGACGAGCAGTCGCATGACGTCGTGCCTTCTCCCCAGGCCCGCCACGCGTACCTGATCAACGTGGCCTCGTACGAGCGAGGCATCTCGCACGGCGAGTGGACGAGGATCAACGGGTTCTCCGAGAACGTGATCCGGTACATCGCTGACGTCGAGGCCCGTTGACCGACCGCCCGGCCGTCGCTACCCTTGTCCGGACACGACAACCGGCAGGGAGGCAGCGACGATGCAACTGCGACGACTAGCAGCGGGCGACTATCTCTGCGGCGACGACGAGTGGTTCTCGATTCGCCTCGTCGGCCGCCGCTGGCGAATCATCGCCGGCGGCGATACGCTCGACGGCAGCCACGACACGCTGCGGGATGCGGCGGCAGCCCTCGCAGCCCTGCTTCGGAACTGGAGGACAGCGGTATGAATGAGGACGACACGCAGCGGGTGGTCGAGTTCCTCTCGAACGACGGGCTCCGCGAGGCGAGACTCGCCTGCCTGGGCTCGGTCGCCGCGACGGGGCGGACCCCGCGGCGG